ATACTCTTAATTCAGGAAAAGGGCAATCTGAATTAGAAATAGTAATAGTCACATTATCATTAAATTTATATTTTAAAAATTTAAAATGATCCTCGGCATATGATTTAGTCAATAAGCCTAGGAATATTATAAAACTTATTGACAGTTTTTTCATTGCGCCTCCTAGTTGGTGCCTAATTATACTAATGCATACCTTTTTAAGTATCCGCCCTATTGTGCATAAGGATTTTCAAATCGTTTTGAAGGATCATCTGCATATGAGTAATCTCTTGCAGGAAGTGGATCTAATTGAATCCAACCTGAATCACGAAGAACACGAAGTGATTGACTTAACGAATCTACATAGTCGTCATGTCCTCCAGCTTCTGGAAATGAACAAACTTGACGAAGGAAACGTTTTGACCAATCTGCATATTCATCAGGACGTTCTGGATCTTCTGGAATAAATACTTTGCCTTTTGCAATTAATGGTGCTACAATGTTAAGTCGTTGGACTTTATCTGCGCGACCAGGATTATATCCGCGGACAGGCACACCAGCACCTTGCAATTCTTGGATAAGGGAGATACCTGCTGACTTATCTTCCATAAGTATAAGATCTGCTTTTCGTCCTTTGCCGAAGTCGTTGTCTGCACCGTAGACAACTTCCTTAAAGTCTTCTATGACTTTGCGGCGAAGTTCTGGATAAGAAAGATGAGCATCCCAAGCATCAAGTAATATGATGGATGTGCCTGCGTCCTCCCTTTCAAAAACGCCCCATATGGTACAAGCTGTAGGGTCGTTCATTGTTTTCTCTGACGTAGCCGGATCGTAGCTGGCAATTACATATTCTAAATCAGGTGTGGGTTTATTTGCTGGCCACATACGAAATTGTTTACGTTTAATAATACCTGCTTGCTCAGGATCTAGAATCTCACCATAAATTTCTTGGCGACCAATATCTGTGCCATCATAAGTTTCTAATTGCTTGAAGAAAGTTTCCGACAAGTGCATCTTGTTGTCATATGATGATGCATTGACCACATAAACATCGCCGCCTACTTTACCTTCATTTAAATCAACAATAAGTTCTTTAGGTTTAGGTGTGGTGGTAATGATTTGTTGTACGCGAGGAATCCTTGAATCTTTAAGACGTAATGTAAACTGAACGCCATCATAGGCTTCGTCTAAATACTCAAACGCACATAATTCGTCAAACCAAGCACCATGGAATTGTTTACCACGATATCGTTCAGGTTCTGATCCAGGGATTCCTTGAATCAAGGAGCCGTTGGTTAATGTAATCTCAAATAAAGATTTGTTGTAGTCTTTAATAATGGATGGTGGTATAATGTTGAGAAGACCAGAGTCTCCTTCAAAACATGTTGCGCGAATATCGTTTGATGTAGGTGCTGTGACTAACCAGCGAGTATTGTTGTATCGCCACGCACGGATTCCAATCCAGTGAGAGGCTGTATGTGTTTTACCTGATCCTCGGCCAGCTAACATAAGGAATGTATCAAACTCGCCGTCTTCAGGTTCTTTCTGATGAGGAAGTGCTTGTAGTGCCCATTTGATTTGCCAGATGGCAGCTTCAAGCTGAGGCTTAGGCCAATGCCTATTCTTAGTGGCAAAATCTGATAAGATTTTTTCTTGCTTAGGTGTTAACATGTAGATATGAATCCTTCGCCAACAAGTATGCTGTTGTCATTTCCCGTTGTTTCAATATGTACACACATTTGGGATTGAATGGGTGTGATTGCTTTAATATATCTTCTTCCAAAATAAACTTTTATTGGTGGGGAGTTTTGGATATCCATAATCTTAATTCTAAACTTAAAATACAACGTATATGTATTTCGTCCAGGATTAAAGTTAATGTTAGTCTTTGCTCCTAATGATTCAACTAAAGCTTGAATCTGTCTGACTACATTTAAGTTTCTTGATGAAAACCTAAACCTGTCAGTCTTTTTATCATACTGATCTGACTTTGCATGCATGATGCCTGTCAATAGTTCAATTCGTTCTTCCACAGACGCAAACAAATAGTTTGTTGGAATGCGAGAAGGAATGTTGGGCGCAAACTGTAAATGAATGGATGGTTCTGTTTTAAAGACCCATTTGCCATTTTTTCTTTTAGGCCCTTCAATAATTTTATATCCATGACTTCTAAACTTTTCATAGATAAAGTCTTGGTAACCTGGAATCGTAACCAAGTTATATTTTGAGTTTTTATTATAAAGCCAAAACCCAAAAAGAAATGGTGGTATGTTTAAAGCTTGATGAGGAAACTCAATGGGCTTTGTAGTTGGTATCGAATACTTTGTTCGACCGCGTTTATCTTTTAATGATTCATTTAGGATGTTAGTTAGTTTAGTAAACTTTAACTTCCTCATAAACGGCCTGACGTTTTTATAAGCGTCTAACTGTTTCCTATGATTTTTGTCTTGGATTAAGAAACCAAGATTCACATCTCCTTCTATAGTAAGATGATCATCAAAGGTTACTTCATGGCAGTGATCAGAAAAATAATGCTGGACCAATTTAACCTGGACGATCTTACCATCTTGGTTAAATACATAGTCTCCTATTTTTAATTTGTCTGCTCGCTTCCAATAGTCAAGCGTTAATACTTTTTGAATTGCCGTTATGGCCATTATTGATGCTTAATTAAATATTGAGATGCTTTGATAATAATGTCAGAATTATCTTGAAATAAGCCTAATGCTGAATTACATTTATGACAAAGTAAATCTCTTACTTTTTTAGTAATATGGTGATGGTCTACAGATAATGCTATAACTTTTCCATTTCGAATATTTTCAGAACAATCTTTATTACAAATGGCACATTTATAATTTTGATGTTCTAGTTTTTTTAAATATTCTTCTTTAGATATTCCATATCTTGTTTTAAGATGAAATTTTTGACCGATAGATTTACGCCATTCTAAAGGTTTAGTTTTTTCATATTCTTTTATTTGAATATTTCTTTTTTCTTTATTCTTTTGATACCATTTAGCATGATATTCTTTTTGATACGCTTTTTTAACTTCTATGTCTTTATAAGGCATTTTTATCTCCTTCCCGAGATTAAAAATGATCTGGCGCAGGGGAAGCTGCGCCATCGCATTTAAGCTAGATCAATTAAAACTTATCTGTTGCAAATATACATCGTCACTTCAAAGCCAAAACGCATTTCAGTAGCTGCTGGTTTAGTCCACATGTTAAATCTCCTTTGTGTTGCAAAAATTAAGAAAAATGCGATACAAACATTTTTGTCTAGCAAAATTGCTATACAACTTAACTAATGCACCATATTGGATATGTTGGCTACGCAAAACCATGAACGTTGTCTACGTATACTAATGCAAATTTGCGCAAATTCCTTCCAAATGATTTAATAATTTGCGTAATACGCATGTAAGTCTTTGATTCTAAACAGTTTGTCACACTTCTTTTTAGCTAAGTCATTGATTTTAAACAGTTGTTACAATTCTGTTACAATTGTGTGTCACCCTTTGCCCCTCTGTAACCCATTGATTAATAACACATTGTCACACTTGTCACACTTGTTTGTATATTTATTTGATTTTAAAAAAGAAATATAGATTACAGGGTGGGAGGTAATATGTGTTTTAAGTGTGACAAGTGTGACAAGTGTGACAACTTGTTTAGAATCAATGACTTACAAAGGTCAAAATTGCCAGATTTTATAAAAAAAATTTTTAGACAATCGACTTTTTTAAAAATTGACGGGAATTATACAAACTTGCGGTCTGTGGGGCCCCCGCCGCCCCCTCCCTCGATGGGACCCAAATTGGGTGACCGATTTATATTGAATACCCCTATTGCCATTGTGGGTATATGGTTCGCTAGTCTAGCAAGGCACACAGGGCATCGTGCCTCGCTGTGCTATGCTATGACTGCGAGGCGCGATGTCGGCTCGGTCGCGTGGCATTGAGGCAAGGTGCGAGCGAGGGTGCGCGCATCATCGAGGCAAGGTGGCAAGGTGGCAAGGTGGCAAGGTGGCAAGGTGGCAAGGTGGCAAGGTGGCAAGGTGGCAAGGTGGCAAGGTGGCAAGGTGCGACGCGATCGAGCGAGGCATTGAGGCAAGGTGGCAAGGTGCGAGGCGTGATGATCTATCATCGAGGCATCGTGCGACGCGATCGAGCCGATCGGGCGAGGCATCGTGCGCGATCGATGCGCACGCGAGGGCTCGGGGGTGGCGTGAACCTCATAAGCAAAACTTATCAGAGGCGCGCACCTGATAAGAATATACAATTAAAAAGAATGCATATATATAGTGAATCCATTTTAAATCTCGGGTTATAATCGAGGCATGCGCAATCTCGCGCATATTTAAAAGAAAGGCATCTCAATGAATCTCACTATTTCATCACCACTCGCACCACGCCTCGCCACGTTGAGCGATCTCGCTCGAGGCTTTCTCTCTGATAACGATTCGGAAAATGACAAGCGCATTTATTATCTCGACACGATGCGCCAATTTATTAAAGGCAATTTATCATCAAGCCTCAAATATAAAACAGCGAGCAAGTCATCACGCCTCAATGAAAGACGCAAGGGGCGCAATATATCAAAGGCGATCGCCACGATCAAAAAGAATCCGAAAGACATCGAGGCATCATTCATATACTTGTCATTGATTTATCAGATGAATGAAGACAAGGCGAGGCAATTCGAGCCCTCATTCATTGATGCTCGAAATAATTTTCGCTCGGGTGAATGGCAAGCGATCACGTTAAAAAGCATCGATTCAAATATCGAGGGTTATCACCTCATTAATTTTGATCGATATAATTTTATCTACTCATTACATTTTTCGATGAGCGAGCCAACACTCGTTGCATATTATCCGACGCTCGAGCATATGAGAAAGCGAAAAGAGGTGCGATTACGATTCGGGAAATTTTTATCCAATATAAAAGACGAGATCGGCATCGAATCAGAATCGATCATTAAAAATTATGTCGATGCTTACAATTCGATTTTACATGCGCGCAACGGGTGGCGATTGGATTTTATCGGCTCGAATGATCGTGAAGGGTGGCTCAATATTTATCGCGATGATCGCCACGTTAATTCATGCATGAGTGATTCGGATTCGGTGAAATTATATGCGCACGATCGATCTGTATTAAAATTGGCTTATCTCGTCAATGAAGATAATGAGGTGCTCGCTCGATGTATCGTGCGAGAAGATTTAAAAGAGTTTATTCGAGTTTATCCAGCCCCCGAAAATAGCACCTCGGGAAAATGGTTGCTCACTCTTTTAAAAGATCAAGGTTATTCATGGGGGTGCCTCGAGGGCGTATTAATTAAAACATACGATCACAATGAGGGCGGGTATCATGCGCCATATATCGATCGAGGCAATTCGAATGGGTGTCAATATGGCTCAATAAGAAATATCGACGGGAAATTATTTTTTGAAATTGGCGATAGTGGCGATTATTCACTCACAATGACGAATGGGCGAACTCAAGAGGATTCGAGCGACGATGATTCATCGTATTGCGAATGGTGCGATGATTATCATCATGACGAGGATATGATTTACCATGACAATCTCGGGTATTCGGTGTGCGACGGGTGTGCGAATGATTGTGGCATCGAGGCAATCAATCCCGATGGCGATCGCGAGTTTATTCATCAAGATGATGCTTGTTATTGCGAATCCGATGGTGAATATTACACGTGCGAATCACTTAATGAAGGTGTTATTTTGCGCGATGATTCATCGGGCGATTTTTACTTGATCGAGGATTTAATCGAAGTGTTCGAAAATGTATTCATTCACAAAAATCAAGTTATCGCACCGATCATGCCATATACAAGATCACGCACGCGATTAACCAATGGCGATCTTG